AGGAACTTCTTTAAGACGTTTCATCTTTTCCTGTAAGTCTGTTAATTTTTCTGCGACTTCTGCAACAGTTTTAATTAACTGACCAGCCACCTCATACGTTCTGGGATGCTCACTCTCTCTAGCTAGTTCAAGTATGCCGTCCACCGCATCCTGACCCCGCTCAACGAGGCTGTAGAAGTTTTCACGACTATACTTATAGTCTGCATCAGCTTCGTCTAAAGTATCGCTAGGCCTTGGTACAAGCGGTTTGGGATCAAGTATCTCTTGTTTTATATCTGATGTTATTCCCAGTACGTCATTAATTCTTGCATCAATATTCCTCATCAACCATCTACCCATTCACTAATTGTTTCATTGAAACCAAAATTATCATCTGCATCAGGAGTACCCACCGCTTGTTCTGTAACTCTTGCAACTCTAGGTGGTGCCTTGTCTTGCAAGTCTGCATATATAGTAGCTTCTGCCTTTGTGATTGGCTTCGACGTAGCAACTGGCCCATAAACATAAGCCTTTGCAACAAAATTTAATGTATAGATAATCGCTCGACGTTCTGTAAAACTTCCCGTATAAGTATCTTCATAACCGATACTATTCAATACGATAGGCACATCTCGTATAATAGACATCTCAGGAACTTCATTAATAGTTACTGTATATTCTGGTTGAAAAAATGGAAGTATCTGTTCAACGATCTGAATACCATCATCAGAATTTTTAGTCATTACAAACAATTCAAAAGCTAAATTATAGGGTACAGGAGAATACTGTGTACTCATCTGTTTTAAAGCTTTATCAGAAGTGTTAGCTACTTTCTTCCGTTTAATAATACGATTTAGTTTTCGTGAAGGATCATAGTCAAACCCAGCGATTTCAAACCCAATTCTAGGTAATGTAATAGCCACCTTCTGATCTAAATTAGGATCAGCGTCTAGTCTTACCATAAACTTTTGTTTCGGGCCATAAGCTAGCGGAACTTTCATCGACTGCGAAACAGTAGACCCATCTTTCCGTTGAATGTAAATATCATTAAATAAACTACCAAATGCAATAATACATTTCCTTAATGACTCGTTATAAAAATATTGTCCTAACATTATATACTCTCCGTAGGATCACCAAATGGATTTGATTCTGTAAAGTCTAGGACAGGATCACCAACGATACCTGTTACCCTATCTTCAAACCATTCGTTCTCCGATTGTGTGTCTTGTGTAACCAAACTGTATGCCTCTTGTATAACGACGAATGTATAGTAAGCGTCGGAATCTTCCAACATAACTGCGGCAAATCCTTCTTCGTTTTCACCAAGAAGATTATCTCCTACAGTATTCGGATTTGTCGTACCATCTTCTTGCATAACATCACCGTCGCCAGTTGCATATATTGTACCCCATTCAAGTCCGATATTTTCATTGAATATAACACCAGAAGCTTGTTCGCCTGATATTTCAAATCCAAGAAAATCAGTACTTTTCTTAGTTTCAATATCATCAATGGCATAAATGCCTGTATCAAGTACTTCACTAGAGTACTCAAAGGTACGGCAATACAATTTGTATACAGGCAGATTATCTACCTGATAAAACGGATCATCGTGATCCACAAAACTGATTTCAAACAGTTTCTTAACTGTAGGCATATATACTAAATCACCTTCATCAGGCCTTGATGATACAATTAAGTTCGCATCATTACTTACAGTATTATCCCACCGCCTACGAGATACAACAAAAGTTGTTTCATCTCTAATCTCCAAACCAAATCTAGAAACTAATTCTTTCTCTCCTTCGTAACCCTCTTGGGTTTCCATCCACATCTCTATACCATACGCATCATCAAAACGTGACAATGCATCTTCACCAAACAACTCGTCTTTATTTACGAGAGTCCGTGGAATATAGAACACATCGTGTCCATATATCTGTATGGCTTCAATGGCTAAATCTTCGTAAAGGTGTTGCTCATTAGGAGTACCTCTAGAAAAATATACATTAGTTGTCATTTAATTTTATCCAATATCAAAATCGACAGGAGTTTCGTAAGTCAATCTACCCTGTTCTTCTAAAGTTGCAATTTCTTCTTTGGCTTCATTGTAGATTGTTTCACCATTCATGGTGACACCACCTAACATAGTTACTCCTTGAAATTTAATAAGGTTCTCTCCCCATTGTTTCTTTATTAGTGCAGTTGCATATCTCTTTAACCAAAAATCATTATAGGCTTGTGTATATTCTGATGGGTTAATCTTCCGATAAACTTCAAAAACAACATAATTACCAACAGCAATATCTATATCCCAATCCATACTCACATAAATTCTATCTTGATTTACATTAAATTCTATAGGCTTTTCACCCACTAAAATCATATCAAGTAAATCTAGTTGCCACAATACCTGCTGGTAGTATATAATAGAAACATCTGAAAAGTCGTAGAGATCATTCAGTCTTAATTGATATCTAATATCAAACATATTCAAAGTGCCACGATTATCAAAAGGTAATATTCTTAATACTGATTCAATACCATCGGGCATTATGAAATAGTTTTGAGCTATTTCCCATTTACTATCTACACTTAAAGTTATAACAGCCCCTGACCCATGATTACCGGCTAGTGCAGATGTAGTTAAAGTATTAGTGGTCTTAGCTGAATAGGCTACAGTTTCCGCTGTATTTGCTCCTTCAGCTGAAATCACTATTGTACCACTTATAGGAAATTGTGCAGCATCAGTTAGAATTACACTGGTTGCATTTTGTAATACCGCACCATTCAATGTAGTAGTTGGTTGATTTGTAGTTTCTGTTATAGTTTCAGATGTGTTAGTTTTACCTCTATCTTTATCAGCCTGTGTAATCTTATGTTTTAAATACATCCTTCGGCTACCACCACCCATAAACATTTGGTAATATTGAATAGCCTCGTCTACACGATCATCTACCTGATCTGCATCCACATTAATATCAATAACGGGATACCCTAATTTTCTTTTGCACCAATCTCCAAATTGTGCTTTTGTTGCTGGTATTGCCATATTCTTATCCTAATGCGATTGCCATAGCAGTCACCGTACCTAATGTTGCTTTGGCATCTATTTGTGTTTGTGCATTACTTGTCAAACTATTAATGTATTTAAATTCTGCATTTGTTACTGAACCATCTGCTAATTTATTGGCATTAATTCCTGTACTTAAATAACTATTTGTAATATTATTTCCATTCCATATTCCAGTAGTAATCGTTCCTAATGTAGTAATTGTATTCTGTCCTACATAATTTGAAGATATGTCTATTGCATCTGCACTTATTGAAATTCTATTGGCTGTTCCTACAGCATCAAGTTCTACTGCACCAGATGTTCCTCCACCAGTAAGACCATCACCCGCTATAACCTCATTAATATCACCGGCCGGTGGTGTAAGAGGACTCTGCCACTTATAAGGAAAATCTGTCGGAGTAGTATTAGGTTGGTATGCTAAAACATAACCAACTTCTTTATTATCATGGTCTATATCATCAATCTTTGATAATTCTACAACACCAGACCCAGGTCCAGTCGCCATCATTTTCCGTAGGATCCCGGTAACAGCTACCGCAAATTCTCCAGAAGTAACTAACGGAGAATTTGCCCCAGTAAACGGCATTGAATCTCGAGCAGTTACTTCACCAAGATTTAACTTTTTAATGTATGCCGCAGTTTTGTCAGCTGCATCCGTTTTAAGAATCTTATATTCTGTCTCTGGTAAAGCTTCTTTATGCTTTTCTAATAGTGCATCAACATCTTGAACAATTTGTGTACGTTTAAAATCATTCGGATCATAATAAGTACTATTTTGTAATACTCTTGATGCCGAACCATTAAGATCCTTTTTCGGTTCAAATGTGGATATCACTTCACTGATGTCAAAAGTTTCTGGTGGAGTAACAGGTATTTCTATTACTTCTTCCTCTTCTAATCGTTCACCAAACAATTCCACACCTGACATTTCACTAAACAACGATTGCAATTCATTCGTTGCTTGTTCTATGACTCTAGGATCTATGTAGGGAACAATAGGCGCCGGTTCTGGTAAAGGCATCGGTTCAAGGGCTTTTGGTTCTTCCGGCTCTGGCTCTTGGCCAGTTATCCCTTGAAACAATGAAGCCAATTCACTTAATGCCCCATTTATTTCAGGAGATTTTTCTTTTTCTACTTCTTGATTCAGAAGTCCTTTCTCCATTTTCTTTTGCCGTCTTTTATACGTTCCCTTATCTGCAAGTCTATCTTGCTGAGAAGTTTTAAAGTCCTTGGGCGCTAAAGCCTTTGCGGCTTTCTTTGTGCCTATAACTGCTGGAGAAACAGC